CAAATAATTAAACAATCCTTATATCAAATAAAAACAATTGAATTTACTAAAATGACCCATATCATAGTTGGTGATAGATCTATTAATAGATTTAAAATTATAATGGTTGAAGATGATGAACGTGAAAGAACAGAAGTAGATTTAATTAGTTATTAATATATATTACTATATTATAGAATGGAAATTTGGGAAAAAAAACATTTGGTAAAATTAATAAGTGAAATTACCAGCAAAAAAATACTACTTAAGATATATCAGATTATTTTAGATGAAAATATTAAACATACAAGAAATAACAATGGTATTTTTATTAATTTAAATGCTGTAGAACCTGAAAAATTACAAATTTTGAAAACTTATTTATATTCTATTAATATATGAATAAAAATATTAAAGAAATTAAGGCATCACCAATTAGTGATAGTCTAATAAAACAATATCTTCCTGACACCAGAATTGTAATGTATAATGAATTACCCAAATACAAAAATATAGAAGAATTATTACCCACACCAAAAAGTCATTTTGTATTGATGTATCAAGATAGTCCAAGCACTGGTCATTGGGTTGGTGTTTTAAGATTAGGAAATACCATAGAAATGTTTGATTCATATGGAAACTATCCAGATAAAGATCTTAATTGGGTAAGTGAAGAAAAACGTCATGATATTGGTATTGATGGAAAATATTTATCACGATTATTTAATAAGACTAAATTAAAGGTTGTATATAATACAGAACCATATCAAGCAAAAGGTAATGAAATTGCTACATGTGGAAGACACGTAATTTTTAGAATTTTAAATAGTGATTTAGATCTAAAAAAATATCATAAATTTATTAAAAAAGAAATTAAAAAATTAGGTGGTAATTATGATGCTGTTGTATCAAAAACAATTCCAGAAATAGAATAATGATATTCTGGAAATTTACGATTTTTTATAAAATAGTTATATAGTATTTTATAAAAAAGTCGTATTTTTCCAAAAATTAAATATCAGTGTATTTAGGTTTGCCTGATTTCTTTCCTTTTTTTCTTCCTGATCCTTCAGTGTTTCTATCTACACGGGCAGAAGGATTTTTTTGTTGTGGTATTGCTGGTGCTGAAGGTGGCACAAAATAAGGAAATCCTGACCATCTATAAATTAATTCATAAGATCTTGACATATCAGAATTCATACCTACACGACGACCACGACGTTTTTTACCAAAACCAATAACATCACCTGTTAATGGATCTACAAATGGGGCGGATCTTCTGGCGATATCTTCACGTAATGCTGGTAATGCTTCTTGAATTTCGGCAAATCTTTGTCTTGCTTGTTCGAATCTACCTTCATTTACAAGTCTTGTATATTCTTCATCTAAACCTTGATCTTGTAATCTTAATTCACGTAAATCACGTTCAAATTTTGCCCTTTCTGCTGGACCACCTACTACTGCTTGAAATGGTTCTACACGTGGTGGTTCTACAATTACTGGTGCTTCTGGTCCTACACGTCCTATACCACGTAAAGTTAATTCTTTAAGAAATCTTAATTGTTCCCTTAATCTTTCTTTTTCTGCTGTAGATGCTGATACAATACCTGCTAAATTTACACCTAATAAGGTTTGTCCTTCAGCATATCCAGATTGAATTTTTTCAAATAATAAATATAAATTAATTAAATCATTATCTGAAATATTACTTTTTTCTTCACCTAAAAGATCCTTTTTTTCGTTTTGTTTTCTAATACCATCAAGAAATAATTCATTGATTGCTGGTGCTAAATTACGAATTTCTTGTGTAAGTCCTGCTATTTCACCTGATCTTGCCCCTGTAGAATTTATGTAAGCATTAATAGCAACAATTAATTTAGAATAAGCACCTAAAATATCATTAAATGGTCTTTTTTCATTTTCTTCTAATTTTACTTTTGCTTTTTCAATACTATCCTTAAACATACCTAATTCTTTTCCTAATGAAAATGCTACCACTGTATTACCTAAAGTTCTTTGTTTATCAAATAATTCATTATATACTGCTGATTGTTCAAATAATCTTTTTATGACCTGACTACGGGCATCATTGAATTCATTTGCTACCAATTCGTGAAATTGTCTTCTTTCTATGCTGTCAGGTGTGTCTTTATTGAATTTGTTTAAAGCACTGTTAGATTTTGGCATAATATATATATATAATAAATATAAATTATTTATTATATAATTATTTTAATTCACCATAAATTAATGATACCCCAGTTTTACCAATTTTTTTAGTTCTATATGATTTAGGTATAAATTTAGTCTTTGGTATATTTCTAAATCTAAATGATTGTTTGGTTTCACGCATAAACATACCTTTTTTACTTCCATATTTTACTGCTTCTAATACAGCATCATTTTTATCAAAATTCTTCTTATTTATAACGATGGCATGTAATTTATAATTCTTACCATTTTCATTTAATTCACCAAATCCAACCTTTTGATCACCTACTAATTCTTTTCCTACCTTTACGATGTTGCGACCAATTAATTGGGATCTGGCAACTGCTGACATTCCTGCGTTTCCTATTACTTGTGATTTAATTTGGTTGAAAATTCCTTGTGACCCTGGAACTTTAGGTGTGGGTATGATGGCAAGTGCTAAATTGGCCAAATCTGCTACAGAAACTTTTCTGCCTTGTGCTAAATCACCTATCATTTTTGTTGCTTGTGAAGCAAGACCAGCACCTGGAACACCTGCCATATTTGCTACATCTAAAGCGATGGTAATTAATAATATATAAGTATCTGGTGTTGTCATGGTCTTCTTCCACCAATCTTCATTACCTATAGTATCAGTTAATGGTTTGAATGCCCTTGCTAATTCAGAATCACTATTTGTAAATTCATTTTTGATCTTATTACCGATGTCTTCAAATGCTTCCTTTGTATCCTTACCAAATTTTTCAAATGATCTTTCAACTGGTGCTAAAACTTGTGATCTAAAAATAGAACTTGGATTTGTAAATTCATTTCCTACCTTACTTGCTGTTTGACGTAAAACACTATTAGGATTTGTAAATTCATTACCTATTTTATTTGCTGTAGATACAACTGTATCTTTCACCTTATTGAAGGTGTCAGTAAACCAATTTCCACCAAATTTTTTATTGTATGCTGTGATTTCATCAGCAATCATTTTAGCATGTCCTTTTATTATTTTTTCCATTGCTTTATTACCACCCATTTTATGTTGTCTATCCATTTCCATTAATTTTAAAACCATTCCACCGATTCTACGGTGTTCTACTTCTTGTTTTTGTCTATCACCTTCTTTTTTAGGTCTTCCACGTTTTGGTTTTCCTAATGCGATTACAAATGGTTTCTGATGTTCAGAAGGTGTAAAACCTTCAAAATCAGAAACTTCAACATTAAAATTTGGTATATTTATTAAATTTGCCATTATTCCACTTGATGCTGAATATAATGATACACCTAATTCATCTGATAATTCACGTATTTTATCCATTAAATTAACAGTAATTTTTTTCTTATTATTATTCACTAATAATCTTATAATTAATTTTATCTTATCAACATCACTTCTATCTTCTTTTAATACTAAATCTTTTACTTTTACATCATAACCTTTTTTAAATGGTAATTCTAATTTATTTTCAATTTTATGTATTAGGTCATCTACTTCTTCTAAATCACTTGAACTATATTGTCTTAATATATCATTGGTAGGAACACCTTCTTTTTTCATTTCTTGTTGTTTATCATGTATCCATTCATCTAATTCTTTCTTTGCGTCAAGTTTATATTTTGTGATTTCTTCTTCAGTTAAATGTCTTCCATGTTTCATACCACCACGTGCTGATCCTTTACCTAATAATTTTGAAAATACATTACCAGCATCAGTTGTAAAATTCATAATTTTTTTATTGAATTCAGGTATTTCTTTAGCGATTTTAGCAGTATCTTGGTATAAAAATGCTTTTTCTTTTGATCCATCAAGACCTTCAGATTTTAATAAATTTAATACAAAATTTTGACAATTATTTTTAAATGAATCATAACCAAAAAATGCTGTATCACCTATTCTTTTTCTTGTTTTTTCAAGCATTTCATTGGCAGTAAATGACTTACTACCTATATTTACATGTAAATATTCAGTCTTTTCATTTACACCATAAAGATGACCATCGACTTGAACCCTTTCAGTTTTTTGGATGGAAATCTTTTTTAAATTACCTTTAGAATCTTTTACATTTAAAACTAATTGTAAGTGGAATAAATTATCATATCCTGCGTTTTTCTTTGCTTCATCAAATCTACCACCAGAAAGTAATTGAATTAATGTATTGATTGCTTTAGTTAATGGTGTTCTTACAATTTCAACACTAACTACAGGTAAATTTCCAGTTGTTTCCATAGTTTTTTTAGCACTATTAGGATAATTAGAAAGATCTGTTTTTGTTATATCAAAACGTGGGACTATTTCTTTTCTTAATTTACTATCAGGATTTTCAAATTCATTTTTTGTCTTATTTACTACTTCTTCAACTGGTTTTACAACTGTTTGACGTAATTTACTATCAGGATTTACAAATTCATTTTTAACCTTATTAAATGTATCAGTAAAAAAATTACCACCTGTTTTAGTCATTCTTTCTAATCTTCTTTGTCTTCCTTTTAATTTTAATTTTTCTTTACCAATTATCCTTAATTTTTCATTAATTTGAACAAGTTTAGGATCTAATGACATTTATATATATATATTAATATATATATAAATTTAAATTTAAATAACATTTTTAATATATTCTTTTTGTTGTTGAACGCTGTGTCCCATCTTATCAGCATCTTCTTTCATTTCTTTTACAACATCACCATATTTATCACTTAAAAATATATGACGTAAAGCACTTGAAGAAATCTTTTTATTAAATATCTTATTGAATATTTTTGTCATGCTATTAACTTGTGATAAAGCATTTCCATCATATCCTACTAAAAATGGTGTATCAGTATTTTTCTTTACCTTACCTTTAATTTTTGGGTGAAATTTTAAATATAAGTCAATACACTTTTTTAATTCTTCACTTATATCTTCAACTTTTTGTCCATATTTTTTAGATGTCTTATACACGTTAAAAATAAATTTATTATCAGAATATGATAGATAATTTCTGTCTTTGGGTAGTTTATCATTACTTTTAAATACTACATTCATATATTGATAGTCTTTATTTCTACGTGGTTGATTATGAATGTATAACGCTAATATCATGTAATATAATAATGTTTCAAATGATGGTTTGCTTAATACTACAGTATTTTTTGTTGATTCTTCAACTTCTTTCTTTAGTTCATCAAATCTTTTCTTTACATCATCCCAAGATATCCAATTTTCTTTTTGTTCTTCAGTTGCTTCATCAGTTGCCTTTTCTTTTATTTCATCATTTTTCTTAAGCATAAGATCATAGTATTTTTGTTTTAATTTTACTATTTTCTTATCTTCAGGGCAACAACCTAAAATAGATACAATTGAAATAAGAATAGATCTTTTAGTATTATCCTTATATGCTTTTAATAAATCTAATACTGTATCTACGTTTTTAAGAAATTTAAAATCTTTTAATTCACCACCATTTAATTTTTCTAAATTTCTAATATATAACTTAATAGAAGATTCAGATAGATTTTTTCCCTTAAGTTTTTCAACTAATTCATCTTTAAAATTAACCATTTATATATATAATCTAAATATTTTTTATTTATATATTATATTAATGTTTGAAGATTTACCTATTGGTTGGAAAGTTGTTTTGACGAATTGTGTTGTTTTATTTTTATATCATCATCTTTTTCGTTAATTTCATCTTTTTTT